ACCGACGGCCTCCAGCCCATCCGCGACCGAGGCGACGCTGCCTGGGTCACGGCGACCGGCTTTTCGACCCACGCCGCCGCCGATGTGAAAACCGCCCTGGAGGCCGACGGCTCCAAGCTCGACACGTTCTACGACGACTGGCTAAATGGCGGCCGGCTCGACCTGATCCTCGACACCATCGCCGCCGACGTGGCCGGCCTCGACGGCGCGGCCATGCGGGGGACCGACAGCGCGGCCCTCGCGGCGACGGCCCTGAGCACGGCGACCTGGACGGCGGAGAAGGCCGGGTTCCTCACCGGCGACGCCTATGTGCGCCTCGGGGCGCCCGCGGGGGCAAGCATCTCCGCCGACGTGGCCGCCGTGAAGGCCGTCGTGGACGCGATCCTGGTGGACACAGGGACCGACGGAGTCGTGGTCGCGGCCGGCTCCAAGACCGGCTACGCCCTCAGCGCGACGGGCGCCGACCTTATCACCAAGACCTCAACGTTCGCCCTCGCCCTCGCGGATGCCTTCTGCGACGAGGCCCTGAGCGGCCACACGACGGCAGGCACCGTCGGCAAGGCGCTCTCCGATGCCGGCAGCGCCGCCGACCCGTGGTCCACGAGCGTCCCGGGCGACTACGCGGCCGGCACGGCCGGCGCCCTCTTCGCCCGCCTCGGCACCGCCAGCATCACGGTCTCCTCGCCCGTGGCCACCGATGGCGAGGTCACGATCTACCGAGGCGACGACTACAAGGATGCCGATGGCCGCGCCCTCCAGTTCACCGTCGCCAACTACACCGGCCCCAGCCTGGCGGGAGCGACCACGAGCTTCTACCTCATCCCCCGCGCGAACTACGAGCGGGGCGACGGCACGGCGGCTCTCACCGTGACCGCCACAGTGACGGGCACCACGACCCTGACCGTCAAGGTCGAGCTCACGGCGACCCAGACAGCCGCCCTCGCCGCCGTGGCCGAGGGCAAGGGCTGGAACTACCGCTACCAGATCCGCTCCGTCACCAGTACCACCCGCAAGCTCACCCTCGCCGAGGGCGAGATGACCGTCTACCAGGACGTGCCGACGAAATGAGGCGCGAATGCAGGCAGGAATGGCCGTCACCGGCACGATGACCCTCAAAGGAGCTGCCGAGCTCCTCCGAAAGCTCGAGGCCCTGCCGCGCAAAGTCCAGGGCAAGGTAGCCCGGCACGCCGCGCGCGCCGGGGCGAAAGCCGCTCTCCCGTACATCGTGGCCGAGGCGCCCGTGGGCGCGACGGGCGCCCTCAAGCGCAGCCACAGGGTGCGCGCCGCCAAGCTCAGCCGCCGGCGCCGTGGCGTGGTCGGCATGAGCGTCCTGACCGGCGAGGGCTTCTTCAAGGGCGAAACCTACTACGGCGGCTTCGTCCACCTCGGGCACCACACGGCCAGCCGCAGGGCCCGCCGCAGGGCCGCGCTCGCCGGCCAGGCCGCGCCGGGCCGCAAGGTGCCGCCGAATCCATGGATGAAGCGCGGCATGCAGAAAGCGGCCGGAACGGCCATCGCCGCCGTCATGACCGACCTTCGCCAGGGGATCGAAGGAGCGATGAAGTCATGAGTGTGACCGTCGAGCAGGCCCTCGTCGCCGTCCTCCTCGCCGATAGCGGTCTGGCGGCACTCGTAGACGAAAAGGTCTATCCCCTCGTCATTCCGGCTGGCGTCGATCTCCCCGCCGTCGGCTATCGCCTGGCCTCGACGGAGTTCAAGTACGACATGGACGGCCAGGCCCCGCCCGAGATCGCGACCGTGAGCTTCTACGCCTGGGCGGACGACTACGCGGAGGCCAGCACGCTCGGCCAGGCGCTCCGCACCGCGCTCAAGAATCAGAAGGGCAGCGTCGCAGTGGGAGAGGAGAGCGGCACCCTCGTGTGCTTCCTCGCCGGCTATGCCGACGAGGTGGAACGGATCGAACCCGAAGGCGGCTTCCGCTACGCAAAACGCCTCGATGTCGAGGCGGTGTGGAAGCCCGACTAACCAGAGGAGAACCTGCACATGGCAAAGAGCACGATTGCCGGCGAACTTGGCCTCGACACGCAGCTCAGCTACGGCGACACCGCCGAGACCTGCACCACCGAGCTGGCGGGCATCGTCAGGATCGAGTCGCCTGGCGGCGACACCGAGAAGGTGGATACGACCGACATGGACACGGTCAACCACAAGACCGCCGTCTCCGGCGAGCTGGAGGACACCGACGACATCGTCGCCGAGGTGAAGTACTTCAAGACCCAGCACAACGCGCTGATCGGCCTCATCAGCGCCATGAAGTACTTCAAGATCGAGTTCCCGGACGGCAGCACGGAGGTGTACTACGGCTTCCTCGCGGGGAAGCCTTCTGTCACCGCGGAGACGCAGAACATCCTCAGCGGAACTATCCGCATCAAGGTCTGCGACGAGCCTGACTTCTCGGCCGCCGGCTGAGCCATCAACGGAAAGGAGCTGCTATGGCCCTCTTGACCAGGGACGCCATCCTGGCGACCCCCGAGCGGAAAACCGTTGCCGTCCCGGTCCCCGAGTGGGGCGGCGAGGTCCACGTGCGCATGCTCTCGGGCGAGGAGCGCGACGCGTGGGAGCAGGACATGGCCGCGCGTCGCAAGGAGCAGCCCGATGGCTCGTTCCGCATCAACAACGTGCGCGCCGCGCTCACGGCTGCCACGGCCTGCGATGAGGACGGCAAGCTCCTCTTCGGCCCGGACGACGTGGAGGCTCTAGGCCGCAAGTTCGGCGCCGCCCTCGAACGCATCCATGCCGCCGCCGGACGACTCAATCGCATCGGCAGCACGGATGAGGAGGAGTTGGCAAAAAACTGAGGAGCGACCCCTGGCAGCGCTTCGTCCTGACGCTCGCGCTCGCCTTGGGTCGCACGCGGAAAGAACTCCTGGCGAGCCTCGACAGCGCGGAGCTCACCGCCTGGCAGGCGTTTTTCGACGTGGAACCGTTCGGACCGCTCCGAGACAACCTCCACGCGGGCATCATCGCTGCCGCCCTGATCAATGGCAACCCGTGGAGGCGCAAGGGGGCCAGAGACGTGACGCCGAGCGATTTCCTGCTGACCGTGGAGCGACCGCGCCAGACGGTCGCAGAGATGAAGGCTGCTCTCGCAGGCGTGAGACCGCGCCGAAAGCGTACGCGGAGGAAATGACCCGTGGCCACCGTGGCGTCTCTCGTAGCCAACCTCCTCCTCAACACGGCCGGCTTCGAGTCCGGCTCCCGCCGCGCGCGCAAGGAGCTCGGCAGCCTGGGCGGCGCCTTCAAATCCCTCAAGCACTCCCTCCTTGCGTGGGGCGCCGGCGCGCTCTCGCTCCACACGCTGCACTCAGGGCTCCGCGAACTTGCCGCCGACGAGCGGGCCATGACGCGGATGACGGCGGTCCTCAAAGCCACAGGAGGCGCCGCAGGAATCTCCGCAGAATACCTGACGGAGTACGCGAAGCGAATCGAGGAGACGCGAGGCACCTCCGCCGCCCAGATCTTCGATGCCGCCGGCCTCCTCGCCACCTTCAAGCAGATCAAAGGCCCAACGTTCATGGCCGCGATGGAGTCGATTCAGGACATGGGGATCCTGTTCGGCTCGGTCCAGTCTGCCGCGATCCAGCTCGGCAAGGCCCTGAACGATCCGGTCCTTGGCGTCTCCGCCCTGCAACGGGTCGGAGTGAGCTTCAGCGAGCAGCAGCGGGCGATGATCAAGAACTTCCAGGAAACCAACCAGCTCGCGAAGGCCCAGCGGGTTATCCTCGACGAGCTGAAGGGCGAGTTCGGCGGCGTCGCCGAGGCCGCAGGCAAGGACCTCCAGGGCGACCTTGACAAGCTCGCGCGCTCCTGGGAGAACCTCAAGAAAAGCGCCGCCAAGCCGCTCACCTTCGTCCTCAATGTCGGCGGCGCGCTGTTCGATTTCCTCAGCAAGCCCTTCCAGGTTCTGGAGCAGTTCAGGGCCGGCTTCCGGGAAGCCGACCTTATGGCGGCAGCCGACGTCCGCCACAAGGAGCTCGACCGCATGCTGACCCTGAGCAAGGAGGAGCTCCGCGCCATCTGGGAGCAGGGCGTCGCCCGCGGCACCGGCACCGCCGCCACCATCGGCGCCGCGAAGCGATCCGGCGACCTGGCCGAGAGTCTCGAAGGCGGCAAGCCGCACCGCATGGAGGCCGGCCTCGAAACCGCCCGCTTCAGCCTCAGCAGCCTCAGCGCCGCGCCCAACCGCTCCGAAGCGCTGCTCGAGCACATCTCCAACACCCTCGACCGCATGGCCGTGGACGGAGGACTCAACTGACATGGCGAAACACCCTACCGGCGCCGAGAACCAGGTCCTCACCGCCTGCCTCCAGGACGGCACGCGAGCCCGCCAGACGTTCAGCGGATGGGAATGGGAGCAGGTTGCCCTGGTCCACAACGTCCCAGGCAACGGCGACGAGCGGCTCTTCAACGCCTGCCAGGCGAAGGGTATCCCCGAGCTGGGGCAACCCCACGGGACCTATGAGGATACCGCCATCCTCGTGGAGCGGATCCCCGAGCCCGTCCTGAATTCCCGCACCATCCGCGTGCGCCTCATCTACCGGCCCATCGGCGTCTGGCGCGTCAGTGGCTCCGTGAGCGGCCACGACCACGAGGTGAACATGGACGCGGCCGGCGAACCCATGATCGTGGAGTACACCGATCAGAACGGCAAGACCTGGCAGCAGATCGCCTCGGTCCGCGACGAGTCCAGCCGGCTCAACCTCGTTTTCGAGGCCACCCTCCCTGGCACCCCCGCTCTCGATGCCGTGCGATACCACAACAAGGTGAACGCCGATGTCTGGGAGGGCGGCGAACCCGGCCACTGGCGCTGCGCTGCCATTACATGGGACCCCGACCTCAATACCGGGCAGTTCCGGGACCCGCGAATCATGCTCTACTCCCCGGTGTACTGCGTCCATCGCTACGAGTTCCAGTACGCCCCCGAGGGCTGGCTCGCCCAGGCCGCCTACATAGACTCGCAGACGAATCGGGTGCCGGCGAATGTGGAGAGCCTTGCCGGGCCTCCCAACAAGCCGGAGAGCGTGAACGGCCGCGCGCGCTTCCAGGTGAAGCGGGCCATCTCGTTCCAGGAAACGTTCAAGTTCCTTCCCCCCGTCATCCGAGGGATCGCGTGACATGGAACCTCCTCTCCGCATCCCCAGGGGCCTGAAGTGGCAGCGCAGCCGCGCGTTCCTCGAGGCCATCGCACGCTCGGCCGCTCGTCGCGACGCAGGCTCCGACTTCGCCCGCGTCTCCTCGTGCCCCGGCGGCGGCCTCGTCGGCGTGCGCCTCGACCCCCTCGCCGAGCGCACCCGCCGGGTCCGCGACTGGTTCAAGGCCCAGATCGTCTCCGGCGGTGTCGCCGGCACCAACGTCTACTACGTGAAGGAGGTCGTCGAGAGCCGCTCCGTGGGCACCACCACCCACTATGCCTTCGATGCGCGCGACGACGCCTACGAGGGTTATGCCACCAACGATGGGGAGCCCGTGGACAGCCACGAGCTCGCTGAGGTGGACGAAGCGGACGGCGAAGGACGCGAGATCGTCACCGTCCGCTGCATCACCGACGCCCTGGGGGTGCGTCACTATTTTTTCGATAGAGTGATCGGCGGCTTCGAGGGCATGTGGCAGGGCACCACTGCCGCCCTTGTGCAGACCGGTTCCTGCCTCGTAATGGCCGGCGCAGGCATCTGGCAGCAGCACAACGGCGCCGCGTGGATCACCACCGCCGAGAAGCGCGCCTACTTCAAGTTCCAGAATCCCGTACCCCTCAACGGCCTCTCGGACACCCCTCTCCTGCAATTCTCCTGGCTCGGAGGCAGCCCCTACGACGCTGTGCACCGCGCTCTCCTCGTGATCGCGGCACCCGAAATAACCGTGGGCATCAATGCCACACTGTACGGCGCCTGGGTGACAGCCGACTTCGACCCAGCTACGCTCACCTGGGCCACTCAGCCTGCCTGTAGTGCCGACAAGGAGCTCTCCTTCTTTTCAGGCATCGGCCAGAACTCCAACGCGGAAGCGAAGGTGGACCGCCTTGACATCGGCGCACGCCCTCGCCTCCTCATCGCGAGCGGCATCCTTGGCCCCGGTGCTGCTGTGTATGGCGTACGATTGAGCTTCACCGTGGCGGGCGGCGGCCTCAACCCCACCAACGGTGATACACGCTGCGCCTATGACAATCTCAATGACGTCGGCACCCCTTCCTGCGGCGCCTACCGAGCCGCTTGACTTCCCAGCCAATCTGGAGTAGACTCCCCTACGAAAGGAGGAGGAACCTCATGCACGCCATCGCCGCCCTGCTCCTCGCTACCCTGCCCCTTGCCGCCAGCGAGCCGACAGCCGCACCGCCGAAGATCCCGAGCTGGCCCCCGGTGGAGTACAAGGGGGTGGAACGCTCCCCCGAATGGCTCGAAGCCGCCTACCAGCTCAACCGCTCCCGGATCGCCATGCTCGACGACGAGACCGCCGTGCACCTTGACGCCCCCATGCCCGAGCCCTGGGTGAAGAATACAATCAAGCCCCGCATCGGCAAGGTCATCAAGCCCCGCGACCGCTGCTTCACCCTCTGCGAGGATGCCGACGGGACGAAGTTCACAGGGCGTTTTACGGAATATCTCGATCCGGCGTTCCGCAAGCCCGCGCCCGGCATGCCGATCCTCATCAGAGGCCGAAGCACCATCCTCCCCTGCCAGCCCGTCCCCATCACCCGCCTCCAGTTCGCCGCAGCCCTCCAGGCAGGTCTTCAGCTCTCCTGGAAGGCCGGCTGCGAGGTCTGCTTCGGCA